TAATTCCAGTAGACGAAGAATTCACACCCAAACTTAATTTTGAACATCGTGGCTTTTGCTGGGTAGCATTAGAGGATCATCCTAAACCTTTACATCCTGGTGTTTGGCGTACTATTAATTTTGATGCGGTAAGTGCAAAGATTAAGACATTAGAATCAGTCTTATAAGTCAGCTTCTACTACGAAATCTCTAAATGATATTTGACGTAAATTTTGGCAAGGTTTCCAGCAGTCTGGTACTGTGCTGGTACCACGGTTGGTAACCCAAGCGAAATCAACATCATCATAGACTGTGAATAATTGTGTGAGATTGTTTGTCCATTTATCACTACCTACATCAGATTCTTCAGCGTCATAGGCATTGGTTCCAGAATAGACATTAAAGTTTATTCCTGGTGTATCCTGTCCATGGAAGCCTAATAGATAGATTTTTTTGTGTCCATCAAATGCAGCTATGTAGGCAGCAGTTGTACCACTGTCAGCATAAGGATTGTATGGAATAAGATAAAATGTATTTGGATATGCTAATAAATTTATAGCATTGGTATAGACGATATTATTTCTTGGATAAGAGCTTTTGGCCAACTCATCAACCATGTCGTTACCTTGTGCTACTAGAAAATCAGGTGTAAAATCTCTATATAGCGCATTACACCCATAGGTTTGTAAAGTATTAGCACCTAACAAACCGCTGGCATGTTTTAGATTGTTTAAATCAAAATCTAACCTAGTTGGACTATTACCAATGATAACAGCACGATTTGAAATTTGATTGTTGGTAACAGCATTAGGCACTGTTTCAACAGTTTCACTCCACATGCGATTTTCATGCTTGCGTTCAGTGATTATGTCCTCACCAGTGTAGTTCGTACGATACTGTTTTGAAATGTTTAACATTGTTTACCTTTATACAATGTAAGTACCAAATGCTTTAACGTTAGCCTGTGCTATAGTTGATGTGTAGTAAACGTTCACATTACCACTGACCACGTTAGCACTAATTGTACCAAATGAAGTACCGTTATTAATAATACCGTAGGTAGTAATATAAGCATTACCTGCACCATCAGTTATTACACGAGCCTCATATGACTCAAAGTTCGTTACGCCAACTTTAGCTTGGATTAAGTATTTGCTACTGCTATAACTGCTTTGACTGAATGTATCAATCACAACTGGGCTAGCTGTAGTAGGAACGTTAGTTGGTGCTTGTGTATAAGTAATGTGATTTTGATTGAGGAAATTAAAATTACCTGCTGGGTCAATTAATACTTGTTCTACTGTAGAGGTTGTTCCAGTATAAAAGCTAACACCAGTATTATCAGCTACTAACTGATTTACACCGTTACCGTTGGCAATTGAGCTAACTGTTGCTGTTGTGGTTAATACACGAACGTCAATGACATCACCTGGTGCTGGTGGTTCTGTAAATGTCAGTGTTGAACCGCTTACTGAGTAAGCCAGTGTTGGGAACTGCATCACACCGTTGATAGCAACTAATGTACCTGATGTTGTTGCATTAGATTGTATAGTAAACGTTGTGTTAGTACCGTCAACGTTACCATAACCACCACCTACGTTACCTTGGAATTGGCGATCGCTGATGACTGTAAATGTGCTACCAGCAACTTGCCATACACTACCGTCATAATATTCTAGCAAGTTAGATGTACTATTGAAACGTATCATACCTGCTACGTCAACACCACCTTGGCTACTTGGTCGAGCAGCTTGTGGACCAACTGGTAACATCATTGATGTTTGGCCATTGACTTTCAATATTACACCAGTTTGTACTGCTAGGTTACTACCACCAATGATCACAGTTTCTGTAGTTGATGTTCCAGCAGTGCCTACTACGTTGGCAAATATCGCTACGTTACCTGAAGTAGAACTCTTAACTGTAAATGTTTCAATGCTGTTGTCGCTGTTGATTGTCACACCACGACCAACATATAAATTGGCTTTAGTACTGATGCCACCAACTGATGTCAATGCACCAGTGGTGCTTGATGTTGCGGCTGTTGAATACTGCACACCAACGTTACTGTATTGGCTGCTGATTCTTACACCAACTTGACTTATACCATTGGCTGCTAAAACTAAATCTTTTCTTATTGCACTAGATATTACTAAATTACCTGCTGATGTGTATGTGTATCCATCTAACGGTTTAATGATATTTAAACCATTGGTACTGCTAGAAATACCAGTGCTGATATAGCTATTAATATTAGATCCAATATCAGCGATAGCTTGGAATTCTGATGTTGCAAAAGTTCCATTGTTAAGATTCTGTATTGAAATTCTATTTGCTACATTAGCGTTTGAAACTATTTGGACAACATTTTCTGGATAAACAACGTTGCTGTTCCAGTCAGCGCCAAGTGTTATGTAGTTACTTCTAGATAAGTTTAAGTTACCATTGATACCTACACCGCCACCTACTACCACTGCTCCTGCTCTATACGTTGCGCCGTTAGTAGCTGAATTAAATGTTGTTGTACCAGTTGCGGCACCTACGCTGATGGTAGTTGCGGCACCAGCAAAGTTTAGTGTTGTTACATTAGCATTGAATAAGTTCAATGATGCTTGTACACTGTTGATATTTGGGTTACGGATAGTAAAGTCACCAGCTGCTGCACCGTAGAATATCGTCGTAGCGGCTGAGAGATTATTAGCCGTTGTTGGTGTTGGCATATTGATAAAGTTGCTAGAACTTGAATCGTGATACGCACCACTTTGGAATATGTTGCCACCAATACCAGCACCACCACCTACTATTAACGCACCTGTTGTTGTACTTGTACTGTCTGTAGTAACTGTTAGTTGCAAGTTACCAGCTTTGATTGGATCGTAGACAGTAGTACCATCAATAGTGATATAACTTGCACTGGGTTCTGCAAGGTTACTTACGAAATTCCATGTGTTATTTAACGGATTACGGAAAACAGCAGTATGTTGATATTGATTTATCGTGCCTAATCCTGTGCCAGTGAATGCACTGTAGAAACCAATATCATAATTGTATACACTTACGTTAGAATTTCTTAGGTACAATAACGGATCTGTCACTGTGATGATGTTAGCTTGAACACCTATAATGTTGCTGACAAATAAGTTACCACCAATCCAAACATCTTGTGTGAAGCTAGCGCCGCCTGCTACTTGTAATGCGCCAGTTGATTGTCCAGTTGCATTCGTAGTATTAGTGATTGAAGTTACGCCACCAACACCTAGTGTGCTGTTAATTTGTGTTGCACCACCAATCACTGTTGCGCCAGCGATATTAGCTGTGCCGCCTACACTGATACCACCAGTTGGTACTACAATAGCACCAATACCTTGGTTTTGTTGTGTAGAGCCTGCACTTGAGTTAGCCCAGAATGTACCTGTGGCTGATAATGCACTTCTAGCAGTAACCACACCGCTAGTAGCACCAATGAACACTGAAGTTGCTGAACCGTATTCGTTAACGGTTGTGACTACAGTGTTAGCAAATGTTAAACTACTACCACCAACGGCAATATTAGTAGCAGATGGAAGATAGATAGCTTGGTTATTGATTGTAGCAATACTACCGCCGGCACCACTACCTAAGTTAAGGTTACCTGCAGCACCAAATGCGTTAACTGTTGTGGCTAGAGTATTCCATAAATTTTGTGTGGTATTATAACCAACTACTGTTGGATTGTTCAGTTGGAATGTACCAGTTGTAGCACCAACATTGGCTGTAGAAGCCAACTGTCCAAGATTTAATGTGGTAGCTGAATTAAATGCGTTGACTGTGGTAGCATTGGCATTGAATACATTTTGTGTTGTTTGTGTGCCAACTATCGTTGGATTATTAACTACGACTGTACCAGATGTAGCACCTAGATAGATTGCTGTTGCAGCACCGTACTCATTTACAGTAGTAGCAGCAGTGTTAAATACGCTGATAGTAGCTTGGCTGGTAGTTAAGTAAGGTCCGTTTAACCCAACATTACCTGCAAACGTCGCTCCAAACGCACCAGTACCACGTTGGTTGATATTACCGTCAGTGTTATTTGTACCGCTGGTATAAAAATTCTTTACGCTTAAATTAGCTAGGTCTGAGGCGTTTACGTTACCGTAGGTTGTACCCGTTTCTGAGGTAGCAATAACACGGAATTCTTTAAATGTTTCGCTCCAAATAAATGCTTGGTTAGTTGCTGAGCCACGATTAAATATCAAACCTTCATCATAGGTATTGGTGCCAGCGAATCCATTGTTTAATGTTAGCAATGGATCGTTAACATAGGTATTGGTACTGGAAATCGTAGTTTGTATGCTGTTACCTAGAACGAACAAGTTACCTGCAATTAACAAGTCACCTGGGACTGTTACATTACTGGCAAATAATGAGCCTACGATAGATCCTGGTTGGATCTTTTGGCTAGCTATAATCGTTTGATTATAGATCTGATTGTTAAGAATTCTGGTTAATGAACCGCTTGACATGGGTTTGCTCCGCAATAATAATTATTACACTATTGTTACAGCCTGCGGTTCCATATTCCCCTGGGGCTTAGACGTGTGTTGTTAGTAGTATTTATACGAGATAGCCAAAAAAAAATTTGACATAATATAGTGATTTATAGTATAATAAACTATGAAAGAATATACAGTTGATTTGGGTAAGAAAATCGTCGTATACGACGATGTTTTTGACCTACACTATAGAGAATTTCTATATGACGCGGTAACTAAGGCTAAATTTAGTATTGGGTGGACTGATGGAGATAGTATAGAACGTCAACAGCACAAATATCTATATTCTGAATTTAATCAAGCAGATTTAGATTATTTGAAATTATTAGAAAAAATTGCAAGGTCTCCCGTTCAACAAGAAATAAATGATTACAAAATCAGCAAGGTAGTATTAAATCTCTCCACCCCAAGCGACACACACTTTGTTCACACTCACCCAGAAGACAAAGTTGTGCTATACTATGCTAATCTACATTGGAATAACTGCTGGTATGGCGAAACACTGTTTTTTGATGAAACAGAAAAAAATATTGTGTTAGCTACCCCATATACTCCAGGTCGTATCACTGTGTTTGATGCTACGATTCCGCACACTATACGCCCGCAATCACATACTGCACCACATTATAGATTTACTTTGGCCATGGTGTTTAATAAATGTTAGTGGTTTTAGATAATGTATTATCTGACAACGACAATCAAAAAGTCTTAGATTATATTCAAACTGATGGCTGGGTTGAAGGCAGTAGTCCGTTACAGCCATTATTAGCTATTGCTGGTCAATATATTGATTTATCTAGTATGATTGGCTATGAGTATTGGTGTAATAGTAATCAACAGGGATTAGATTGGCACACAGACAAAGACGAAAAATTATTTCATACATCAGGCCAGTTAGAATTACCGTTGTGCAGTATGGTCTATTATGCTAAAATACAAGACCTAGCAGGGGGAGAATTTATTTCAAATAGCGAAATAATACGCCCAGTGGAAAATAGATTGGTATTGTTTAGTGCAGGGTTAATGCACAAAGTTGACCCATACACAGGAACCCGCATTGCGGTCAGTATTAATCCTTGGGCTAGACGCTTAGAATAGGAATAACTTTCTTTTTAGGTACACCATTAACAGCACCAATGATGTCTTTGCGTGCATCTGCTTGTGGGCCATCAATATAGTAGGGAATAGTTCCTGTTAATATTTCCCAAGCACTCATAAAGAATGGAATATTGTCGCTATATGAGTTATCACAAGCTAGTTCCCACATGTCGCCTGCTAAAAACATACAACTACCGTGACAAAGTTGTAGCACAGGGCAGTTAGGGCATTCAGCTCTATGACTCCAATGTGTTGATGTGGTAAGTTTAATATTGTCAAAGTCAGCTACATTACCTATTAGATGACTAGCACCGTTAAAACTAGTAGCTACAGCTGATACATTTTGACAGGTCAGCACTTGTCCTTTTAAATCTACAGCAATATTGTCCGCACGATCCATACCACATTTTTGTCCTAGTGCCGTAGCGGGACGACGTGTTACTATACTTTTGATAAAATCATTAATCTTACGGTTAACTGCGTCTATATGACTGGCTTGTCCTTTGCGCAGTTCACCAAAACTAGCACTACGATAATTAATATGATCCGCAGCTTCAGTCATACAAACACTAGCACCACCTTCATCGTATGGGTCAATAAACCCACCTTCGCCAATGGGCACGTCAAATCCTAGTCGTTGTTTAAACCACTCAACTATAGCACCGCGACTAGCGTTATTTTTGTGTATCATAGCATTAAAACTCATACGCCCTTGGGAGCCTAACCTATGCCACAGATCTAAAATCATCTCAAGCTGTTCTGGGTTATCAAACGGATCTAACCCTCTGGCATGGTATCCAGGGCCATCGTGACTGATGCCCACTGTAAATCCTAGTTCGTCTAACCAAGCATTCTTTTCTAAATCTAATACTGTGCCATTGGTAACTATGCCAAATCTAGCAGTGGGATATCTGGCACGAATACCTTCTGCCAATGGTTTAAGGGTTTTCCAATAGACGAAAGGTTCTCCTCCCCAAAATTCTACTTTGACATCATCTGTAGGGTGGAACCAATTTGGTAATTCTTCTAGGAAAGGGCCTACATCATCTTTATTGGTTTCATCAGCACGCGGCACAAATCTCTGACTACAGTAAACGCACTCATAGTTACAACTAAGTCCTAGTTGTATTTTTAACACTTTAATATCTTTTGTTTTACCTGCTGGAGTTGCTTGGCTTGTAGCAAACACAGCATTGTAATTAGGTTGTTCATCACTTTTAACTTTGATTAAATTGCCCTGTTCATCAAATATTTCAGATGTTAGATTATCATAGACAAATGTGTGTTCTTCGTTAGTGATAGGTTTAACTGCACGGATAGTAAACTTAGCCATTATAAGGTTACATAGTTCCTAGCTGGATCAACAACTTTAATGTTAGTAGCCAATGCTATAGTATCAACTGAACCTAGATTAGCTTCTGTGGTATGGAATGTTGATGCTGGGTGTATCAGCAGTGTACCAGCACGTGGGCTGATGGGAAACAACATGGTATGGTTTAAGAAACGACTGCGTGAGGGCATTGGATCAATTAAATGTAAACGATTACCCGTCATTCGTTGATGTGTGTTGTTATTTGGTGGGTCTGTGTCTTCTAAGGCTATCCACAACACTGCCACATAGTCAACACTGCGATGATTGTGTGGTTTGGCATATTCTCCTGGCGCAAACTTACGCAGGCTAGTTACTGCTTCAAACGCTACACTGTTTAAAAATCCTTCTGCTCTTGCTAGGTCTAGCATACGTGACTTTAGCATCTGTTTAAATAGTTGACATGCTGGGCGAGGATCTGCTAATAAGTTGTAAACGTTTTCTTTGTTCGTGCGCATGGCCGCTGGCACATGTGCTTCTGGATGAGCTGCTTCATACTCTTCGCCAATGGCTAAGATTTCAGATAAAAATTCCTGTGTAGCTTCAGGTGCTTGTGCTTCATAAAGAACATTAGTCGGCCATAGTGAAACTATGTTATTCAAGTGTGATCACCATTTTAGTCACACCGCTCCAATACTTGTAACCAGCTTTGATAGTCACAGTTTCTCCAGCTTCAAGACCAGTAGTATCCAATTGGAATGTTTTGCTTTCTGTAACACGACTACGATTAATTACACCAATGTCTGTAGACAAATACACTGTGGTGTTAGCTGTGCCTGTAACTGTATAAGTAGCCGTTGATCCTGCTGTGATTGTTGCAGCACCTGTGATAGTAATTGGTAACCAATTGTGTAGGAATGCATGTGTTGACTCTATAGTGTCTATAGGTGATATGGTAGATCCATTCATTACTACATTAGCATTGGCAGCTCTGTAAATAACCGTACAATCATCTACTGAACAAGTTGCTGTTGGGGTTAAGATATAAACATATCCGTATGAACGATATCTACTGTCAATAACACTATAAGGACTACCAGCATAGTTTTTACCAGGAGTGGTTTGATATGATGTGTAACTGTCCCCTGGAGTAGCACGTTCTGGATAACTTAATTGTGTAGTTTCTATAATCATCATTCTAGCATTAGCCTGCATACCTTGTGGAATTATAGCTATACATCCATGGTCTTGGGCATAATCTGTTACCAAACTACTCAGACTAAAACTATCACTGGTACTAGTATTACCAAATATATTGGCCATAGTAGAATCAACAATGTTGATGGTTAATGTATCTCCAGTGATGGTGATGTCATTTGTTGGTAAATCTCTATTTGTGGTTAATGCATAAAAATCCATACTACAAGTCCTTTAATATATATATATCTTATTGTTAAGATGTACCTATTTTTTAACAGTTACAAGCACAATTACAATTATAACAGGCCAGCTTGATAAGATTGCTATTCCATTCAAGCCCCCAACTACCGCTGGTCAAGTGACCTATACCGCCACGACCACTGCCACAGGCATTAATGGCTCCGTTGGGATTGTCGTAATATCCTGGGCTACCTTGTTGTATATTAGCAATAGTTATAAAATTGCCGTAGTTACCTAGGTCATTGGTAAATTGGCTTAACTGTGTTGGTTTATTGGTTAAATTAGTCCAAGGGACGATGGCACTGCTCATCGTAGTCCCGTCACCAAATGTAATACTGCCATTGCCTAATATTTCTGACATGCTCTATCCTAACAGTTACAATTACAATTACAGTTACTGGCTGTTATCTGTAATTGACTTCCGTTCCAATATAAAAATCTTGGGCCATACTCACCACCTCCAGCATTGCCTGACTTTGTAGCACTGAAATAAGTGCTGTCAAAGAACCCACCATAGTTACCTAGATTATTAGTAAAACTGCTGAGGTTCGTTGGCACTCCACTTACATTAGCCAGCTGGATCTGTGAACTGTGTAAGCTAGTTCCATCTCCAAAAGTTACTATCCCATTACCTAATGTAGTTGACATTATTGTTCCTAACAGTTACAAGCACAATTACAATTACAGTTATCTTGATTTAGAGTTAGCGTAGCACTAGAACCTGTGCCTACTACTGTCAACCATAAATCTGCATACGCACCCGTGCTGACTGGGGTCGTGTTGATAGTTGCTCCAGTCACCCAACTACCATAATTACCTAAATCATTGGTAAATTGACTGAGATTGGTTTTAGGGTTAGTGATATTACCATAAGCGATATTAGCGGATCCCAGCCGGGTTCCGTCTCCAAATGTTACTATACCGTTGCCTATCGTTGTTGCCATTTCAGTCTCCTACCTTATTTATTTTAAGCTAGGTCCAGGTTGATAACACAGCGAACATTGTTTTTTGGTTGTTCTGCTGTGTGGTACAAGCCGCCATCAAATAACACAGCACGCCCTTGTTTAGGTGTGACACGTGCTATGATAGTATGATCTTCAACCTCAAAACTATCACAGTGGGTGCTGTCAGTTAACAGTGTATCTCCATCTGAATCTATAACATAATACAGCACTACTAAATGTGTAGTCTGTGTATCAATGTGTAAAGGATCAATACCTGCGGTTAAAAATGTTTCACTTAATGGTAGTTGTAAGAATGCGCGAGCTTGTAGGATATTTTTGTATTGTATACCTGCTGTTATTGCACCAGTGTAGGCTAATGTTGCTATGTCTGATGCTATATTATCATTTGGATTGAACAAGTAGCTAAATCCAGGATTCCTACGATCCATCGGAGCATCAGCATCATATGTCACGTCTACATTGTAGTACCAGGCAAATTTTGATCCCAGCAGTGTTGACTTTATTTGTTCTTGTAATGATAAAGGTATGAAATTGTCTATGACTTTGAATTGATCAAAAGTCATTTTATCCACCAAGCTGTTTTTTAATAGCATTAACTTCTTGATGTAATTCTTTGATCGCTTGAATTAACAATGGTGCTAGTCTTTCATAACGCACTGTTAAATATCGCTCATCAATTGGAGCTTGTGTTACCACTTCTGGTAACACAGCTTGTATTTCCTGCGCACTTACACCAACTTCACGTGTTTTAGAAAACCCTAAACTTAATGCTAGATCGTTAGCTTCATGATAGAATCCACTGATTTGATCTACTTTGTCTAGGGCATTTTCAATATTACCTAAACGTGTTTTTAGTCGTTCATCTGAGTAGTATGATGTGATAGCATTAGTAGCACGTATTTCACCTTGGGTCTGTGAGGGAGTGGTTCCTACACCCAATGAATATATTTGTATATTAGCTAATGTGGTGATATTAGGTTGATTACCTTGTAATTGGGTACCTACAAAATAAGTAGCATTCACATTACCAGCTGTGATATTACCTGTAATGGTTGCTGACGTTGAAATTAAATTACTAAACGTAGCAGTGTTAGAATTTATACTACCTCCAGTACTGTTGATGTTACCTGTGATGTTACCAAACAGAGATCCTGCCACATACAAATTGCCACCTATGCCTGCACCACCTGTGACTATCAGTGCCCCTGATGTTGAAGATATAGAGATAGCATTTGATGTTAATGTCATGCTATTAGCAGTGAGATTAGCACCTGTGGTGCTGGCTCTCAACCAAGCAGTCTTAGCACTGTTATAGGTATAGGTAATACCATTTACTGTTGCTACATTACCATTGAGTGGATTAAGTGGAAATCCCATTAGTCTCTCCCTACTGCAACTTCAATAGTCGCTATTTGATCGTCAATGATCGTTTCTAAACTCTTACCTATAACGCATCCTGGTTTCCATAAAGTAGGATCTAATCGCTGTGCCACTCCTGGAATGTCGCTGGTAACTACCAGTTCACCTTTGCAAATTGGGCCTTTTACAGAACAATGTACTCGTCCTTGTAGTGCTACTGCTGCGCCTGCAGATGCTGTATTCATTAAATAAGCTGGATTAGTAGATACTACACCTGCTACCGCTGAGTCGTGATTAGCTGTGCTGATAGTGACCTCAGCCGGGCCTCCAAAAACCACTACAGTACCAGATGGATATGGTTTATCGCCAGAGTAAATTTCAGCTAAGTCAGCGTATTGTGCAGTTGTGGCTTTGGCAAATACAGTATTAAATGTTGTGCCCACTGAACCAATATTTCCAACTCCGCTTGTGCCACTGTTGATGATGGCTGTTGGATTATTACTATTGATAGTAAGGCTACCAACTGTTAATCCGTTGGTGATTGTACCATTGCCTGTAATGCTGAGGGTGGTGCCTAATATAGTGGCTACATTGGTATTCATAGCCACTGATGATACATCTACCCAAACGTTACTGGTACCAGTATTCTCATATTGGAATAAGATATCAGTACTGATATCATACCATTGATCACCTACTGCGGCTGATGCAGGTACAGTATTGCTGACATATTGATTAATACCTCCAGCTTGTACTGCACCTGCGATGACTGTACCTGTGACTGTGATGTTTGATAAAGTTATATTACTGGACCAAATACGTTGTCCATAGATATTTGTTGTTAATACATTACCATTACCACTGTAGCCAAGGTTAGGCTCTGCTTGGCTAAGTCCTAGATATGTGTAACGATCAGATGTAACGCTAGTTGGCGCAACTACCGGAACACGACCGCTGACTAAATGGGTAGTAACTATTGCCATATTATGATGTGCTGGTCTCTAGAATGCTTAATAGTAATTGTGCACCAGTATTAACGTTGGCACTGAATTGTAGACTGTCACCATAGATCATAACCAATCTACCTGTCAGCATACTCACAGCGTCATTGACTGGCACCGGATAATTTTGTAATAGTGCTGTAGGGGTACCTGATCTTAAATGATACCCACTGGTCGCTATGGCATTATTACTAATATTACTAATTTGGCATAGCAATATCACCGATGAATATCCAACAGGTGTACTGTAAACTGAAGCTATGTTAGCTGTCAGATTAGCTGTCACTGTGGTAAAATTATTGATTGCAGCTGCCATATTTTATTTCCTTATTAATTACTTATTTTATTATGTTTCCAACGCTAAAATGTATGGTGTCATTAATGCAAATAAACTCTTACTAAATGCCGCACCGCTGATCGTACCTGTTGCCTGATTAATAACTAAATTAGGTCCAATCCAAAATTGTCCTTTTTCATCTGTGGCTGTATAGGTTACACTGCCACCTCCTGTGGTAATAACATTTAGATTAGCATTTGGTATGCCACCATATTGTGGTAGTGCGTTGGCTGCGATAATACCTGCACCTACATATTCAAATGTATGTGCGCTGGCTACTACTTCACTGCGATTATAAAATGCAATGTTAGTGTTAGGTGCTAGATTGCCTAAATATGTTTGTTGAATTGTGATAGTGTAAGTAGTAGCATCTACTTTATTAATCTTGTCAATGCTATAATAAGCCGGATCACCGTTGATGATCATCACTGTGTTGACATGTGGTTGGGCTATAGGATTTTTTATTGTAAACGAACCAAAAGTGCTATATCCGTATGAGTTGCCGTAACTTTGCAGTGTTCCATATCCATCAGCACGCAGTCCAATATTACCAATACTGTTATCTGATCCGTTTAAGGTACAGAAGCTACCTGAATCACTCCAAATACCAACATTAGCGCCAATAGTGTAAATATTAACTAACTGTGCATAAGCACCATTGCTTAATCGCACACCAACACCGCCTTGGTTGATAATAGTAAAGAACCCTACAATCATTGCTTTGGTACTGATACTGCTGGTGTTGTTACCGTCAACATAAACTGCGGTGCCTGTTGTGGTACTAGATGTTACGTTTTGTATATAAGGACTAACAAATACATTTTGGCTACTGGTCGCTGAACTATAACTAAATCCGTTGGCTAGATAGTTTTTAATTGTAATACCCCAAACGTAAGTGCCATTAGTCATGTAGAATAAATCAGCATTAGGTGTGTTTGGTATGACTGTAATATTACGTATGTTATCACCCATCAATGCTACGTTTTGTGGGATAGTTATTGGATTGTTTTCGTAATATATTCCGGGAGCGACGTGTACACTGACTCCAGCGGTTGAGGATATATTTGCCGCCACTGCCATCGCTGCATTGATCGTTAATAATGGCGCATTAATAGTGCCATCGTAGCTATCACTGCCATTTTTTCCTACATAAATTACGTTGGCTGACGTTGGAATATGAGTAACACCAGTTTGTAGTGTTCCAGAAGTGATATTTCCAACCACTTGTAGTACACCTTCAACATTTAGTGATGTGGCATTTACAGTAACATTGGCTGTGTCTAAGACTACTGTGGTATTACCAAACTGTAGTGAACTTGAAGTAATTACAGATTCACCTTGGATCAAGTGGCGAACTTCAACTGTATCTGAAACTAAAGGAATTTCAGCAAATGTTATACTAGTGCCAGATACAGTATATGCAGTAAATGGTTGTTGTAAAGTACCATTGATGCTGACTAGCACGCCTTCTGTGGTTCCACTGGTACTTAAAGTGAAAGTATTGCCAGTACCATTTGGGTTGATGATTTCTGAAATGATCGTAGCAGTACCAGGTATGAGCCAGGCATTACCAGTCCAAAACTCAATATCTGATGCATCAGTATTATATCGCAAATACCCAGTAGTTGGATTTGCTGGTCGTTGGAAATTATTACCAAAAGGAATACCTACTGCATTACTACCAGATATCTGTACTATGCCAGTGCCTGTAGCTGTTAGGTAAATGTTAGCATTGGTTGTGGCTGTAGATATTGTTGTATTATTAATTGTAAGATTGCCTAATACAGCGGAAGTGTTTGATAACCCAAATGCACCTGAATAAACACCACCGCTGATGTAGACAGCGTTACCAGCAAAGCTGATAGGGCTGGCACCACTGTATGGTGTGTTGTTGCTGTTGAAGTTTAAGATACCCGCTTTGTAGTCAAAGAACCATTCATCATTATTACCTGAACCTGTGGCAAATACCTGTGTGCCTTTGGTAGTGACGTTGGCAGCTTGTCCTGCTGGCGCGATATAAACCTTTACCTGATATGTTGATCCAAACTCTGGTGGAATCCAGTTAGTAACTCCCGTGACCCAGGTTAGCTGTGGAGTAGGAATACCTGCGTCATTGGTACACTGTATTGGGAACGTAGTAGGATATACTGTAACCACACTGCTATTACTTGCTGGCAATACCGCAGGAATCGTTCCTGACTGTTGCCACATAGTATCAGCACGAATTAACAATGGACTAGCATAGGGTTCTTGTGTGGCGTCAATGTTGCCAGCTATGTCAGTCTTGGCGACCCCATAACCTAACTTTTTCCAAAGGTAGTCAATTTTTTGATTATCTGGTGAATTCTGTATTGCCATTATGACACCGCCAATGTGGAAACTGTTTGTCCACTTGCTAGAGCTATTCTAATTAGTGCTACGTTGTTAGTAGCGTTAGTCAAGCTAACGTTACCTAAGGTTATCGTATATGCCGCATTAAGAGCCACGTTGGCTGCTATCAATGCTCCACTGCCACAACCATTTGATCCATTACCACCTGCACCAGTATTTGATCCTGGACGTCCACTACCAGCATAACTGACTGTGGCATCTAACCAACCATTGAGTCCGCTGGTTTGATCGATATAGGTTCCTGGTGCCGCTACCCATACACCAACGACACCCGCTGGTGCTACGATATTTAGGTTAAATGATGAAATACCTACACGTTGTACACCCATGGTAAAGTATTGATTATTAGCACCATCACCTGAACGATTAGGACCAATTGGTAAGTAACCAGTGCTGTAGTTGTTAGCAGAAAATTTTAGTACACCCATACGTATGGTTGCTTCACGTGTGCCTGCTACACCTGGATCTGCTGATTCATTGTAGGTGTTTGCTGTAGACATAAAGTTAGTTGAACTAACATACGCTGGCGTATTAGTAGTGTTGGCTAGGAAATATGTGCTGCGCACCGCTGGGTTGGTGTTGGCACTGGTGTTAGCTGAGATAGCGATTTCACTGATACCACTCTGTGCTGCTGTGTGTACTTGTATGTTAGCATTGGCACCAATGGTGTAGACAAATGCTGTTGAATTAGTACAGTTAGTCACATACATTAAAAGGTTAGCTACGCTACGCACTGAGCTTGCGGTGATTGACAATGTTAGGTTGGCTACGGTATATGGTGAATATGCGCCTGTGTTAGCAATTGGTACGCCACCACTGAGCATGACGTTGGCTGCGTTGTTCAGGCTAGAATAATTATAACCAGTGTTGGTAATCACTGCTGACGCAGTACCTTCTTGGTTCTGTCCTGAGTTAATCTGTACTGGATTTGTTGCACCAGTGTAGGTTTGTCCAATCCAATTTGGGCCAATGGTTATTCCTGATATGGTCAGTGTTGGACTACCTGTGTTAAAGTATGGTATACCTGAGATATAACGATAAGTGCCAGGTGTACCTATAGCGATATTTCCCCAGGTAAATGTTGGTGTTGTAATGATATTATCAACTACGAATTCTACATTGCTGGTCGCACCTGTGGTTGTATGATTGATACCAAATCTGTTTATACCAACTGGTAACTTGCTGCCAGTGGCTGTGACGTTGGCTGTAAATCCGTAGCCCCAACCTGGATAGTATATTGAGCTGGCAAAAGTTGTGCCTGCACCTGATTGAGCAAATAGATTATAATCACTGAGTGAAGTAATCCAAAGATTACCTGTCAATCCTGTCGTCTGAGGCGTAGCTAAGTTTACATTGCCAGCATTGGTACCATTAACAATAGCACTTAATACACCAGTGTTACCATTATAGGTTAATGTATTAGTTATAGTACCTGCATTGGCATTGATAACGCCTTGATTGTACGTAGCACGATTAACTGTAGCACCTGCTGTTAGTGTTGTTCCGCCTGTGTTGTCTGTGGCACTGGCAGCTAGATACGGGCTATTACCTACGCTAGTACCATAGGTCAATGATCTTGTAGACACACCAAATGGCACTGGTGGAGTAGGACTGTATACTTTAAGATTAGTCGCGGTATATAGTGGAAGGATGCTGGGGTTGGCGATATTGTCTGACAACAGTGCTAGGTTAACTGCGAATGTGCTGGCACCTGAATTTGATGAATATGTGTGATTAGCATAAGGACCCAACACACCACCTGATGATGTGTTATTGGGCACGTTGGCATAAGTACCATCACCCCAATTGATACTCCAAGTCACTGTTGAAGTGTTGGTATTGGTTGTGGTATTTTGTAGATAAATCACATTACCTTGCACACTGTATAAACTATTACCACTTAGTGGTGTGCCGCTGACGTTGGCACTAAACATGCTAAAGCCCATCACTGGGTTAGCACCATAGATTTGTATATAGTTAGTGCGCACAGCATTGGCTACGTTGCTTGGACTAGCACCATTGGTATTACTTGCCTGCACTATGATAGTAAATGGTGTACCAACGTTAGTAGTGTATGTATGTGTAGCAGTTGTAGAACTGGTGGTTGTGTTGGCTGTGCCATCACCCCATTGTATGACATATTGGTTGACATTACCTTGTGGTACCATAGTCAACAATATAGTCTGTCCTGCACCACCTGCTGTGACATTGCTTGAGAATGACACAGTGCGTACAAATGTATTGGTAAATAGGTTTTCAGTTACTGAGTTTAATATGTCAATGGCATCTGTCACTGTGGTACTGGTTGTAAATCCTAGGTAAGCTGCATTGTTGTCAGCTAGATTACCGTCTGTTGGAGTACCTAAAGGAATTAAATTACCTTTGCTTCCTCCAGCTATTTGTGCATCAACATAACCTTTGGTTGCGGCATCTGTGCTTTGGATTGGTGAACCCACCCAGATAATTTGATTATTGGCAGCATTTAAATTACCTGTGGTATTCGTAATCGTCTGACCGCCAACTGTTAGATTACCTAGGACATTTAAGTTAGTGATGTTACCAACAGTGGTAATATTTGGTTGTGTAGCGGTTTGTATTGTGCCGTAGAGATTGTTAGCCCAAACGTTGTTCCATTGATTGGTGACGTTACCTAGGTCATGCTGTAGATTGCCAGTGGTTAATACACCGCCACCGTTGGATAAGATATTACCTGTGACTACTAGGCTTTGATTATATCGATAAGGATTAGGTTCATTGATACCGATGGTCCAATTAGCATAATCAAAATATAATAAAGTAGAACCGGTACCATTTGGGTTCGTGTTGGTGGTACTAACAAACGAAAGATCTGTACCTTGACGATCTAATGTTGTTAATAACGCATACCCTGGGACCTGACTGATTGCCATCTACGAATCCTTAATTTACAAAAGATTAGACAGCACTCGTGCTTCCTAACCCCTCAACTATAGCGATAGTTGCACCACTATAACTACTTAAACTACCGGCTTGGAAAGCGATATTAGCTGTACCATTACATGTGTAATTGGTGTTAGGAATTTGATAAACACCTGCTAGATGCACTAATAATCTTTTTTCTTGACCTGCTGTATAGGTCGTACTCAATGGTCCATAAGACAATTGATTGACATTACTCACTGTAAATGTTGATACAATAAGATTAGCAAATCCTTCATGTGCTGTTGCCTGCCAAACATTACCAGTACTGTAATATTCAAAACGGCTTGTAGTTGTATTCCAGCGTGTTTGCCCTACTACAGGACTATCTGGACCAATGGCACTGGTACCAATTGGTAAGGCAAAAGCATGGCTGGCTGTTTTTGGGCCTGCGTTTTTAATAAAGCGTCCCATCGTTAGATTCCTACGTAAGTGATTGTAGCATTTACTACATTGGCTATACCAACACTAGCACGGATTTGATCACCAGGGCCTAATACTAGTTTTTCCCAATCTGCAACGTAAGTGTCATTTGATGCTAATTGTATGTTAGCATAAATTTGTGTGGTTACATTAGCAATGCTATTTGGTGCTGAAATTAAATAAACGTTTAGATTTACAGCGGAAGTGTAGGTATTGCAGAAATACATAGTGCTAACCACTGTGTTGCCAGAGCTAACATAGATGTTGCTAGGTGTTGTTGTTAATAGTGTAGACTGAATTGACATGTTTGTTCCTATAATAATAATGAAAAGCCCAGGGCGCGAGCTTTGGTAACTAATTCTTGGTTAGCAGCTTGGCTGTTTAATACATAAATGCCTGAAGTACCTGATGAAGGTGTACTTGCATAAACTATGGTGGCATTGATAACTGCTACGTTTGGTGTAGTTGCTGGATTAATTAATAATAAATTTGCACCAAAGTTTACTGTGGCGTTTGCGTAGATAGTGAATCCATTGGCATTTAAGTTGCCACCTAGTACTGGTGCTTTGTCATCAAATACCACAGTACCACCTGTACTAGATGTTGCTAGGTTTGAAAACAGCGTACCATCACCTGGGCTTCCGCTAGTAATTCCACTGACTTGCCAAACCTTTAATGGCTCGTTCCATTGTAGTTTAACGTTGCCACCAGGTGCTGTGCCGCGATCAATTATAAGTCCTGATGTTGTTCCGAGGATGCTAACACCATTACCATTTTCACCTGCATTTAATGTTACAAAATTATCTGTGATACTAGTAACGTTTGATTCTACTTGTGTACTATTACCTAGCACAGTTAAATTACCAGTAATGATCACACCAAGAGGTGATGTGGTTGCCAGCGTGATAGTATCGCTATTGTTGGTAGTTGTTATGGTATAAGGTGCACCAAGTTTTTTAACGATTGCCATTTAAATCTTCCAGTTTCTATTATTTATCAGTTTTATTCAACACTAGAGACAAAAAAATAGCACCCTAAGGTGCTATTTTCTTAACTAAATTAAATTAGTTAGTAGCAACGTTTGCCCAGTTAGCTGTTGCTACTACGTTAAGTCCAGATTTGTAAACATATCTGTTGCCATTCCAGTCTTTAACCCAATGGTCTGTGATACGTTTAGCATAGAAAGCTACATTGCTTGTGTTGTAGCATAATACTGCCGCTGTATTAGCAGCCATATTTGCAAAACCACTTGTTGGGTTTACTAGATAAACTGATGTAGTTTGACCGCCGGCCGCATTAGCAACTGTAAATTTTTGTGCGCCTTTTTGTGCTGATGCATAACCGTTCGTGACTAATACATTACCAGCTGTTTTGTAATTGAAAGCGATAGTATAAACGCTTGTAATAGCATGGCCTGCACCAATAGTGCCACCATAACCGTTGTTGTAACCTTTGTCAATTGAACTGCTTTGTGTTAATTTAATTGGACGTCCCATTTGTTTTCTCCTTAATAAATGGCGTTCTAGGCCTACGCAGTGGGTCTGCATAAACTCTCCGTTAAGAGTGAACAGTATTATTTATCGCGATAGCCAAAGAAAAAGCCCCATATAGGGGCTTTTTGGACTGTTGCGGCTTATAAAAATTTAACTACAGCAAAACCAATCGCGGCTAGCGCGATAACAACTAGCACGATTTTAAGTTTGTGTTCCGCAGCATAACCGTGGACTCGTTTCTCAGCGGCGACTACATCTTCGCCTGCTGTGACTAAATCTGTATGTAAATCATTGATTCCTTTTTTAACATCTGTGACTACAGCTAACAGAGCTTTGTGTCTAGCTAATTCAGCATTAACATAATCAATCACTGAACTACTGTGTGTTACTAAATCAGGATGTACTGCTTGATCATCTGCTGTTGCTACTGTTGCTGGTGTTGCTGGTGTTGATGGAGCCGGTGTCGGATCTGGAGCCGCGGCAGCTAACTGCGCTGGTGTTGGCGTTGGATCTGGTGTTGCTGGTGTTGCTGGTGTTGCTGGTGTTGATACTTGTTCATCTGCCATTTTGATTTCTCCTAGGAAACACTACTATAGTAACAGTATTTATGGAGTATGTCAAATAGCCAATAAAAAACCCCACATAAAGCGGGGTTTTTCATTTTGAGTTTTACTACCTCTTGCAAACCAATATTATTGGAATGAAAGATTAGAAATACCAATCGTTTCTAAGTAGTCAGCCGCATTGCCTAAGCTAGATGCGGTGTTAGTGAGCTCAGCATAACCGTAACGTGTCATAAAGCCTACTACTGGTTCAAATGTGCTAGGATCTAACACAACACCAGAACTCATTAAAGGAATATAAGGGCAATAAAACGCAGCTGCATCAGCTTCGCTAGAACCTTTATAACCTAATAACACTGAAGTACCAGTAGCAGCATAGCTGTTTACATAGATCTTCATAGCGTTGTTTAATGTACCAACAAATTTATTGTTTGTTGGAGCTTCAAATGTACCTTCTGTACTACGAGCAAAAGCTGAAGTAGTTGCAGATTGTAACACTGTTAAAGCTTCTGGACTTACAACTGCCCAGTTACCAGCACCACGTCTTGTACGTTGTGCGATCAAGTTTGCTGAACGATTGATAAGAACAGCTAAAGCAGCATGTTCATCACCAACGAATGTAGCAGTACCTGATACAGTAGCTTGGTTGTAGTTGTATGTGTTTGGTGCTAAAGCTAACAAGCTGTTTAAAATCTCTTGGTCGATTTCAACAGTGATTTCTTGTGCTAAAGCAGCCATGATTTCAGCTTCAACGTCTAAACCGTGCATAGATTGTGCATCTTGCGCAGCTTCAAATGTCCAACGAGCTGATAGTTTGCGAGTTTTCGCTTCAACAACTTGTTTTAAAATTTGAACGTTGATTCTGTTACCTGGTGTACCTTCAAGTGAGCTTGTAGAAGCTGCTAAGCCAGTTGATGTTTGGCTTGAGTAAGCTACAGCAATCTTGAATGGTGATAGTGCTTCATCGCCTGGAACTGCAGCGTCACCACCAATTGAACCAGCAGCTTGTTGATCAGCATATCGTACACGTAGTGTGTGGATTTGTGCAACTGGGCCAGTCATTGGTTGAACGCCAATAATTTCATTAGCGATAACAGTTGGCATAACTCGACGAATCACTGGAAGAATCACGCGGTTTAGTGTAGCAACGTTACCTACTGCTGTTGCACCACTAGTAGCAGTTTCCATCAAGTGCTTCTTAGTGTTTTCCAAAATAATTGCCATTGAGGTTCTTTTAGAACCTTGTAGACCTTCTAACAGGGCGTCTTTGGTCTCATTCCAACGGCCTTCTAATAGTTGGGTTGTCATTTCTTTTTTCCTTATAAAAATTTTACTACTATTTTAGCCCTGCTAAACGTTTGATGTCAACTACATTAGTAGCAACTTCTACGTCTGTTTTAGCAGATTTATCACCTGTCACTTCTACACGACTCTCAGCTAATACAGCTTTTTCAGCTTTAACAGCTGGAGTGTTGTTTAGAACTGCTGGTAGATACTTTTCATATGCAGACTGAAGACGTTCAGTTTGCACACTTTCGAGAAGACTGCTCATTACTTCAGCTTTCTCTTTGTTTAACGGTTTGAGCAACTCATTCAATGCCTCTTTACGAGCCACTGAGTCTTTGATTACTCGAACTTCTTTTTCTTTTGACTCAACTAACACTTCTTTTTCAGCGATTGCTTTTTTGCTTTCAGCAATAATCGTTTCTTTTTCTGCGATTTCTGCTTTAAGTTTTGCGAATTCAGCATTTTCACTTAGGTGTGTAACTGCGAATTCTTGGGCAAATGCTTCAAATAAGCGACGGCCAAACATGTTCTCGCGAGCTGCTTGGATGTCTTCTTTGAGTTGAGCTAATTCTGAGCCTAGATTGTTTGCCACTGCTTCCTTAACAAGTTTAGCACTGCGTTTAACAAAAGCACCTTGTAGTTCAGCTAGTTTTGATTTAGCTTCTGCAACAAGTTTAACTTTAGTTTCTACAACAGCTTGCTTGTCTTGGTCAAACTCTTTGATCTCTTCAGCTAGTGCATGGATAACAAACTTTTCTAACTTAGCGATAGCTTCAGTTTGAACTTTCTTATCTTGACGTAACTCTTTGATCTCTTCTGCAAGTTTAGTAACCATAAAGTCATTAAACTTACCAGCAGATTCAACCATGTGACGTTTGAATTTCACGCGGTCTTCTACTAGAGCTTGTTTCTCTTCGGCGAACTCTTTGAGTTCAGCGGAGAGTGATTCAGTGACCATTTTGTCTAGAGCTTCAACCATTACTTGTTTATCGTGTGTATAGCGTTGTGCGAACTCTTCACGCAATTCAGCGCGAACAGTTTCACGTGCTTCATTAACTTGTTTTTCCCAAGCTTCTGTAATAGCTGCTTGAGTATCTTCGTTAATGATGCCACTATCCAACAATGGTTTGATAGCTTCTAACATGCTGATCTCCTATTTAATTTTCAAATCTTTGATTAGGCCTGTAACAGCTTGCTTCAAATATTTTTGCACTTTTTGATCTGCGCCGGCTTCTTTTGCCATTTCGAATACCTTACTGCCACCGCGCATATTCATCAACCCCTCGTAAATCGCTGTTGGATATGCGTTAGGTGCGCTTGGTTGCGCAACTACATCTACTGTGACTATTTCAAAGTCACTTACTTTGCCGTCTCCCTCGTTCACGTTGCCGCTACCACGAGATGAAACACCAAGTTTTACTCCTGATTCCAACATTGTTGTTACCAACAAACCCATTGGAGTAGGAAGAATCTTTAATTTACCAAAACCATTAGGACCATCCATCCACATATCTGTAATCATATGTGAAACACGATCTAAATTAATTTTCAAATCATCAGGGTGATCAACTTCGCCTAAGACTGAGTAACCACCCTTGATCTGTTCATTTAGTGTGCTAACGGCTTTTTCAATCTCATTTACTGGGTAAACTCGCTCATTGTGGTTTTTAACGCCACCTTGAATGAAAATACCTTTCATATAAAGATTCTTACCTTTGCCGTCAGCCGTAGCTTCAGTAAGGACTTCCATCCTTGCTGCGTCAAAAGTTAAGTTTTCTTTAAGATAAAATGCCATTATAGTTTCCTAATTATCTTGGTGTTGTACTGATAACTGGTTTCTTGCCTTGAGCAATACGACCATCATTACCTGCTAATTTACCGTCTTTGTCGCCTACTTTCTCAGCGCCATGACCGCCTTCGCCGCCACCGTCCCATACTTTTTTCTTGCCTGGAACGTTTTTAAAGCTGCCTGCGTGTGGTAAATTGCCTTCACCTTTTTTGTATTGGTTTGGAGCACCTTCTTTAGCTGGAGCATTGCCGTCTGGATTGCCATTAGCTTTACCAGTTGCGATATTCTTAGCTGAACCGCCCATGTCGTTCTTAGATGCTACAGGGTCTTTAGTATTAGGTGCAGCTTTGAAGCTGTTACCTGTACCAACTGTTTTACCTTCTTTACCATCTAATTCACCTTTGTATGGTGTACCAACATTGTCAACGTATTCTTTAACGACTTTTTTAGACTCTTCTAAATCTTCTTCGTCATCGTCTTCTTCATCGTCTTCTTCATCGTCTTCTTCATCGTCTTCTTCTTTAGCTTCGTACATCATGCCTTCCATTTCGTCTTCTGAACCTTCTTCACTGTGGAAATCAGGATCATCAATACCGTCATGGTGTTCTGGCTCATGTGCTTCGTCAGCCATCAAAGCATCAAATTCAGCTTTAAGTTCGTCAAGTGCTGATTCTAAGTCAACAACGCGATCTTCTAATTCTTCTTCACCAGCTTCTTCACCAGCTTCGTCGTGATCAAACGCACCGTCTTCTTCTTCAGCGTCTTCTTCAGCGTCTTCTTCACCGTATTCTTCTTCTTCTTCTGAAATGCCTTCTTCGTCCATTTGAACGTCTTTTACCAGGCCTTCAACTTCGTTACCACCCATTACTTCATCTAGGTCTTCTTCTTCAACTAGACTTTCATAGATATCACGTGATTTTTCCACAACGATTTGGTGGAACAATTCACGAGCTTTGTCTGTTTCATCGTTGATGATGAATTCGACTAATTGTTCGTATTTGTTGCTCATTTAAGAACTCCTTAAAAATTAATATTAAATCCGGACTAATACTTGAGAGTAAATGTATTATGTTTATATATTTACTTTAGATTACAGAAAAGGGGGTTAAATGCTAGTTTTTTGATTGATTTTGGAGGATAATTACAGCGTTGGGGCTGCGGCAGGTGGTGCTTTATACTGCTTTTGTACACCTGTGAGCTTTTGTTCATGTTCTAACTTACGCACATCATTCATGACGCGTAGGCGATTAATCTGTTTTAGAGTCAGTTTGGTTTTACGCAAGTCGTGTAGTTTTAGCTCTGTATGATCTTCTTTTTCAGAGCGATAGCCAGTTGGATCTTGGTCAAATACTTCAAGTAGGTTCATGTTATTATTTATCAAAAAGACTGTAAACTGAATCCATCAGCGGCCCTACCAGCAAAAAATATGTGATTATTTAACTTCATATAAATTAAAAAAATCTTCTGTTGATGTAGGTAATTCTTTTATTAATTTTATCTGTTTAGGACTTTCTATATTATAAGATTTCATAAGCAGAGCGTGTATTATTGCTGTTTCAAAAAAGGTTAAATTAATACCTCTGACTATTTTGTTAATTACTTCCAAATAAATCGATTGGCAATTAGATATTATATCATAATAGGGTTTATTAAAATACAATACTTTCTGACAAAAAATTTTAACTTTTTCTTTTTTTGGAGTCCATCCGCAAGCTATGATAGTTTCAATTATTTTTTCATATTCATTGTTATAAAACCATAGTACGTCAATAAAATAGGTAGGATATTTGTGGGTGTGAAACTTAAAAAAATCACAGGTTAAAACATCAAACAAAGTAAAAGCTACTACTTCTATTTTATCACCAAAACTAGTACATCTTGAATAATCAAAAAAATAATCATCTGGTGGTAATTTTTTGTTCCAACATTTTCCTATGCTCATTGACAAAATTAATAATCTGCCAAGGTCATTATTTGCGATTGGTGCGAGAGTTTCATCAGCAGCTGAAATAAAATTCCAATCAAATATTTGTTTTTTTATTATTGGTTTTTTTTCATGAAGATTAGCATACATAACCATATCGGAAACCGGGTGTAAGTAAGATATATAAAAATTATCGACTTTTTTATGAATTACCGCATGAGTATGGAGATTATCACCTGGAATAAATTTAGGATATCCAGGCAATCCTCCTTCTTCAGTACAATAATCTAATAATGCCGATACAAGGTGTGCTCCAGCACCGCCGCGGGAAATTAAACTAATTGTCATCTGTTTTATAATATCTCATACATATATAATTAATTATATGACTCAACTATTCGTGGTGGGCTTTATTAGATAAAGTTTGATCCGACGAGAAGTATTTGTTAAAATGCTTATAAACCTAATCCACCGGCTGGAGCACCTGCACCACCGGTAGGTGCACTGGCTGCCGCACCAGCTTCTTCAGGCCCGCCAGGAACTGCGCCTGCGGGTATCTCACCTATGGGTGCTGGTGTTAGTGTTTCTAAGTCCTGCTGTATACCTGCATTACTTACCCCAACGCTACGTAAGCCAGCATCTGGAGCGGTAGTATCTTCAACAGTACCATTTTCTTGCGCCCAAAGTTCATCGTTGCGTGTCATTTCTTCTTCACTTAGATCTAAGTAACGTTCTAGCAAGAATCGTTTGCTGAGATAAGGGATAGGTTCTAGCTGTGTAAATGTAGCGATACGTGTTTGATCCACTTCTGCTTGGCGATATTTGGCAAAGTTCTGTGGTTCGTTAAAGCGTAGTTCAAACAAGCTGTTGTCAATGTTTACCCCTCTCCAACGCATGAACATCTTGAATTCCATGTCTAGTTTTTCAACGATCAAGCGTTGTAAGCGCATACAGTATTGATTAAATCGCCATTCTTGGATCAATGCTGTGGTTGTTTTACCATCACTGTAAGTACGTTCGCTTTCATCAATACCATTTGGCAAATACGAACTAGGAATACGTAAGCCACGGAACATCTTGTTAGTAAAGTAACGTAAGTCTGTGATTTCACCAAGATTTTGTCCACCTGGGAATACTTCTACAGTACTACCACGGCCATCTGCTGTGGTTGGAAAAAAGTAGTCTTCGTTGGTTGACAATGGATTATAAGTAGCATCCATCATGTTTTGTCCACCTTCTGTTTGTGTAGGAATACGACGTTGATGGATTTCATTTTTGATACGGTCAACATAGGCCATGGCCATGTGTGTGGGCATGTTACCTACGTCAATCTTAAAGATTCTGCGTTCTGGTGCACGTTGTATACGATAGATGATGATAGCATCTTCTAATAATTCTTTCTGTTTGAAAATCTTAAAGATACTTTCTAGCACTGAATTACCAAATGGCCAGTTTAAGTCTAAGCCTTCTGTTAGACTTAGGTGTACTACGTGTTCTGCATCAATAACAGCTTCATTTTTAGCATGGCTAAAACGTGATCCGCCACTGTAAGGTGTTTGTGGTTGTACATAACTACCACTTGGCCCGCCTACCTGTGGGTGGTTGATGAATGTATCGCTTGAGCTTAGTGCTGTAGCTGTCAAGTTCATAAAGTTGATGTTTAGATCTTTGATAACATACTGTTCTGGTTTCTTACCTTCAGCTTCGTTAACGATAACTTTGGTAACTTTGAACATTTCTGTCCAGAACAGTTTAAATGTTTCTGGGTCACGTAGGAATACTTGATCACCATATTTGATCACATTGCGTACCAGTTTGAATAATCTCTTGTTTAATTCGTTAAGACTGACCCATTGTTGTAATTGGTCTTTTAGTATCTTAACTTCGTTGTCTGTGGGATCTTCTTTGAAGAATAGATCAAAACCTGTGCCATTTTCAATATTTGGCTGTGTCATGAATTCAGCTAGGATGTCTAAGGCTGCATTGACTTCACTGTCCATGTCCATCTGTTCATATTGATTGTAGCGTTCTGTGCGATTTGGATGTCCAATATAGACTTCTGGTAATTGGCTGGCAAAGTTGCTGTATTTGACATCTGGTAAATTACCACCGTTGCCAATTGGGCTCATTAAACCACTAGAATTTGGGTTTGCTGCTTTAAAATATTTTTTCCATCCAGCCATGACGGGCTCCTATTAACGATACAGTATTTATCGTCTTAGCTAGCCAGCTGGACTAATTGTGATGAGTAACTTGCTGTTGTTTTGGCGTGACGTACCAATTCATTCATCGCTTGGATAGTTGATTGATGTCCGTTTTTAAGCTCATTTAACATGTCTGACATGAGTTTAGTATCCATGTTTGGGCCAACCTGACGTGTTTCCACAGGAATAGTTTTACCATCTGGTAGCGGAACTACTGCTTCTGTACCATGTAGTTCTGCGGCGAACCCGCTAACTGGTCCTGATGCTATGCCACCTGCATCATATTGTCCTGTGACAGCTTCATATATACCGCTAAGACCACCTACCACTGCTCCACTAACAGCGCCTACGCCACCTCCAATGATAGCACCAGGAACAGCACCTACGCCACCAGCAGTCAATCCACCAACAGCACCAGCGGCTCCGCCAAATTCACCACCAGTTAATGCTCCACTGCCTGCTGATCCTAACACATGCATTAGACCACCACCAAATCCATGACCAGTGACTGCGCCCACGGCTTTATGTACAGCACCAAGCACTTCATCAGCTACCTTGGCAAATTTTTTCATTGTAGGTGTAAGTTCATCTTGGATGACCATTTTTAAACTTTGTGCTTGTACTTCAACGCCCATGAGTTCATCTTGTAATCCCCCGTGTGCGCCTGATAATTTGTCAGCGTCTTTTATTGCTTTGTCTACGTTTGCAGAATTTACTTTAAATGAATCTGCATATTGATCACTGTAGGCTTTGTTTAAGTCAGTATTTGCTCCAATGGCAATAGCCGATGCGCTTAACGCACGACCCATTTCATCAGTTCCAGACTGTAATCTATCATTTAAGCGTGTAGTACCAGCTGTTAAATCTTGTATTGATGTTTTACCTGATTCTAAACTACCAGCAAAGGTTCTAGCCGCATCACCGCCATCCATAAGTAATGCGCCTGTGTCTGTGACTGCACCACTTAACACTGTAGCTTGTATTGCGGCATTACGTTGTGATTCAGACATCAACGCCAATGATTGCTGTACTTTCATTGGCAGTGTAGGATCACCATATTTTTTAGCTAGTTCATTTATTTTGGCTGCAAACGCATACTGTGCGGCCTGTTGTTTAGCAGCTTCTTGGCGATTCTTGGCTTCTTCACCCATGATGTCTGCCATGGCTTTGGTATTCTTAGCCATTTCAACCGTGGCTGTAGCTAATTCTTTATTAGTAGCAGTCATGCCAGCACGTTTATATCCTACCATAACCTGTGCTACTAAGTCAGCTTGTTCTTGGAATCCTACTCCAAGATTTAACATTTCACGTTGTAAGGTTAGTCCACTTTTGCCTGTGTCTTTAGCCAGTCTACTACTAACATCAGCAACGGCTCTTGCACCCATTTCTACAGTTAATCCACTATCTGCTAAGGCTTGACTGTTATTTTTAATTACTTCACTAAATTGATCAACTGTTAGTCCTGCACGAGTAGCATATTTTCTAACATCGTCCATACCTTTACCTAGCAGTGCTCCTGCGGCAGCGGTATTGTTAAATGCTTTGATAGTTTTATCTGCTTCTGCGGCTAATAATTGCACACCTTCTTTAGCTGCATTTGTAACTGCTTGTGTAAATGTACCTAGTATGTCAGATGCTATAGATAAACCAACACCAATCTTTTTGAGCGGCCCTGGTAGAAACATCA